CTTCCGATCTCCGACGAGGTTGGCGAGGCGGGGCGAGCAGGGTGAGTCTGGACCGTACGCGAATCGATCATCTCGGGCTGCTGCATGCCAACCTGAGGCTGCATAAGTCCCATGGGCGTGTCAAGAACCTCTTCGATCGGAGTTGATAAAGAGGCCATGGTGTTCTCTAATTCAGACAGAGTATTTTTTTCAGGATTCGATGGCGGAACCATAAGTGGAGAATTCTGCTGCATGACTGACGGGGGAGGCTGAACAGCCATATGATCTCTCATACCGGTTGTAAAGTCGTAGGACTGGCGAACGCCGCCACCTGAAATGTCGACAAGCTCAACCATTAATCACAAGGCTGATTATTGTTTCTGAACAACTACGCGTTGAGAACCGCGTGGTCTCTGTGTAGGACCTAATGGATTGCCAGCCTTTGGGTTGTAATGCGTCTTGTGATAGTTCCACATTGCGTCCGAACCGAGCCGAAAGTTTTTGCGAACTGGCGCCTTGTACCAAAAGACGTTATCCTCAATCTTGTTCGACGTCCCTGTATTGTCCAGAACCAGACACTCGTAGTTTTCAGTACACGAGTCCATAACCTGAAAAAACATATCCTTGGTTGGAAAACACCCAAAGAATGATTCGTAAAGATTCTCTCTGTTTTTACGAATATTCTCGCGCAGAATAAAAACGTAATCGATGTTTCCACGAATCGCCGGTGGAACATCCATGGCGTACTGGGCCGTAAACAAAAAGAAGATGTTGTAGTGGCGGCCATTCATGAAGATTTCACGAATAATCGGCTCCTTCATCCGAGTCTTGTCGTACATGCAATCGTCCATAAGGAAAAAGACTGGTGAGTACTTGCCAGCCGCCTTGAGGCGCTTCTGCCTTTCGAACAACTTTTCAGCCGCATCTTTAGAAAAATCGTTGTAAATGAAGAGATCCGGAACAAATTGACGATAGTGGCCATTACCATCTTCTGTGGCTGACATGACAACTCCGGCTGGGAGATGTTTCTTGTACCAGAGAATGTCTGTGACGAGCGTCGATTTACCTGTGCGACGCTTACCGATGAAAACACACGTCGCATTGTCCGGCATTGTCGCCGGATTAAACTTTTTAAGCTGAAGCTGGTATGCACCGGCTTTGTTAGCCATCTATTATCATCACGGGTTTTTCGTATTTAAAAAATACGCGTTGATAATAGTAAATGTCGTCTGCGACTATCCAGCTGGTAACGCAGGGGGTACAGGATGCATACCTTACTGGTAAACCAGACGTGTCTTATTTCAGTGGAATTTATAGACGTCACTCTCCATTCTTGCTGTACTCTGAAGAATATCCATTCAATACACCCATCCAGTATGGCGGTTCTGGATTTGTAAAGATTCCGTATCGTGGTGATCTTTTACTTGGAGCATCACTCAAACTCACACTGCCACCCCTGTATACACCTGGACCTGGTTATGTATATCCCCTACAGACGGTCATACAGTCCAATGCAAATCCTTATTACAACGAGAATAACTATGTCGATGCCGCAACTCAGGCTGCTATTCGTGTCAACATTCCAAACTTCAAGACGTATTTTTCAGACGGTTCGAACACGATTTCGTACGTCACGCGTTCAGTCAAGTATTACAACACGTACTCGCCATTCTCGGACCCGATCTCACAGACCCTGACTGGTACTTTATCTTCGGCCCGTCTCATCCTGCTCAATATAACAGGTTCTAATCAGATGATTACCGGACGGACTGTTAAGATTCCGTCCATAGCCGCACTCTCGGCAGTCACAATGACCATCAGTAATCCTTACAAGGTTCAGATTTTTGATTCGGCCGGTGTAAACTTTACGTACAATACGATCGATATTACATTTAGTACGCCGTACCTCTGGCAGCCCATATTTTCTCCGGTCGACGTCCAAGTCTATAATGGCCTAACGCAGGTTGCGTCCGCAAAAGCTTTTTCGGCGAGTTGTCTGCCTTGGGTCCGTAACGACTTTATTACCCTATCCTATAACGATGCGCAGAATGCATGGAACTGGAAATCAATCTACTCGCTCGTCAAACCATTCTCGAGCATCAATCTTAACATTTCAAATACTCTCCCAGTTTCTATCGGAAGTAACATATCCGGAATCCCTTACTTTACAGGAAACGTTACGGTCGCAACAAATGTGTACAGATCGACTGTGACCCCTGTCAATTTGTCGTCGTCCGAGTACATCACACTCAATGGAAATCAACCAATCACCATGACGTTTAACGACCTGCCTATGTGCTACGCAAATGCCACCAGTATCCAGTACCCTTCACAGTTTGACTTTTCGAACATTAACATGACATTTACAGATTTTCGTATGCTCGGAAATCTTACAGTAACAGGTTTTGACGATGCGAATCATCAGCCGACAACTTGCAGCATCACAAGTATAGCAGTAGCTCCTGGTGGAAATATCATTACATATCTGGACAAGGTGACCATCTACCAGAATACTGCACCTCAGTTCATTTTCAATCTTACGCCTTTTCTGATTTCAAACGTCTCGAACGTTATGAATGCGACGTCGACGACTCAGACATCGGTCGAGTTTACAAACGTCAGTGTCTTTCCCAACTTGACAATCAAAGGTTTACAGTACGCATCAACTATCAAGACGTCCGCAAACTCATTCGTCAGTAATGTCGTCACGGCCAATTTCAATTCGCAGCAGATTATCCCAGTCACTTCACCCGTCCCGGTAACTTATTCCACAGGCGGAAGCGGTCAGGTTCTGTATTCGTATTTTACAGTCCCGACAACAATCAGCAAAATTGGATTTCCTACGACATCTTCTGCTGTATTTTGGGGTTTTGATCCGACAGCACTTGCATTTACGGGCGTAAGAGCCTAATAAAGTTGTGCCGTTAAAGTAAAGTATGCCTATCGTCCAGGATGGAAACGTTATTGTGGCTGGCGATCTTTATGTATATGGAAATATAGCGACACCACCAACGACATACGGTGGACCGGGTATGTTTTCAGTCAACGTGTACAGCAACGTGTACATTACTGGAAACTTGAATACGACCGACGATATCATCGGTTTCAATACTATTTGTGACGGTCGGCTCAAGACGGACGTCGTCACAATCACGTCCGAGTCTTCGCTCGAGGTGATCCGTAACCTCCGTCCGGTTGATTTCACGTGGAATGAGCATTCGGTCCGACCAGGCCTCAAGGATCTTGGGTTTATTGCACAAGAGGTGGAGAAGATTGAGCCTAGGGCAGTCAGACAGGGTGATCCAATGTCGCTACGCTGGGAACGAATCATTACGCACCTTGTTGCTGCAGTACAGGAGCTTGACAAAAAGATTAGTAACATGTAGAGGAGAATGGTTTTACCACCCAATGCTCCAGTAGATCCGTATTACAATGTAAATTACCTCAAAAAGCTGACGCTGGCTCAACTCCAGACTCTTTACAACTCTCTCGTAGGAACAGTAACTGTTTCGGCGAGAGCGGCAGATACGTCCCCGTCGACATCAGTAACTCTAACCATATCGGACTCGTCGAGATATGCAAACGGCTATCGAATTATAGGCTACCAGTTGAAAATGGTTGGTGATGCGATTGTCATTGCAGTTCCAGATCCAACCTCAATTACTATCCAGTATCAGGAGCAGATTTTTCCGGCTATTCAAGCAGGTACGGAATTATACTTTGTTCCCAACTATACCGCCTATCAGTTTATCAGTTACCAGTGGCTCCTGGCCCAGCTGACTGGACAGTCGCTTGCGTGTTCCCAAATCGAGTCCGAGTTTGCCTTCCCTGGCTTGTTCAAACTGAGTGACTACTTGGGTCTCTCGGCTCAGATTTCACTAAAACCTATAGCGTGGTCACAATTTTATGGCATTACGAATGATTATTATCCGTACGAGGTTGACCCTTATAACAATCCGATATCGACAAATCAGACACTGGCTCAGTTTATTGGTGGGCCGGCATCTTCACTTACGCTTGTCCAGTCTGGATGGATCCAGGGGAATACTATTCCTACCGCCCAGCAGAGTTCTTATACAAACTGTGTCGGCACAGCCATGATTGACACTGTCGAACTTCACATCGGTGGTCAGCTCATCGAGACCATCACCGGTGAGTACATTCAGAATTACATGGACATGACAACCGAACTCCAGAATAAACCGGCGCTCACGATTTTGTACGGCAAGGATGACTACTCGGCCTTGTATACTGCTCGGACGTACATCATCAACCTGCCATTCTACTTTTACAGAGAGACTGGACTTGCCATACCTCTGGTGGCCCTGTATCGTCAGGATGTCGAATTCCTGGTCCGGTTCAACAACTTTGGAAGCAACTATACAGTCGGAGCCGACTTTTCCCAGTTTACGATGACGCCAAACCCTGGAAACTCTATACAGATTGGTTCAATTGCAAAACAGTTTAATTATACCACTCTGACTCTCCCAAGTGGTACCTATACAGGAGTCATCAAAGATGGTATGGAACTGCTTATCGATCTGAGTGCATACGGTGTTGATGCCAATGCGATTGCAGTTATTGATTCGACACATCCTATTACGATCGATTCTGTAGAATACTCAAAACAGTCTGACTATATACCACTCCTTTCTACGGCCTATTCTTTAAAGCTATGGGTCAGATTTACACCGGTCACTGTATCCTATC